TGCAAGATGAATGCGAGATGATCATCGATTGTGACCTCAAGATCACACGCATCAATGAAGATGGTACTGAAGGCGAGTCATTTACAACAGGCGGGGATGAAGAGCCTAAAGAAGCGATGAAGATTGGACCAGGCGCACCGTGGCCCTTTGATAATGTTAAAAAGGAAAACGAATGAGATTTTTTAAAAATTGGTTCGCTAAGATGTGTCGTGAGGCATGGGAAAATAGCCGAGTTGTAGAAGTCGCACCTTCTACAAAAGCATCAAGGTCTATTGACAGTAGTGGTATGAATTTCACTGTATATCGTGCAAATGGTGGTCACGTTGTAGAAACTAGACAGTATGACAGGAAGCGTGACGAGAATAATAATAGCCTGCATATCATCACCGATGACAAAGACTTGGGTGAAGAGATCGGTAAGATCATCACATTTGAACGACTGAAGGCATAACATGGCTAAAGCAAAGGTATCAGCAGACGAGAAGTTTGAGAAACAGGATTTCGATCTGTTTGAAGCCTTATCGGCTATTGACAACAAAGACTATGGATACTATGATCGTTTAACGGATGAGCAGAAACAGAAGTTCAATCCGTTCATGTTGATCAAGTGGATTACATATATCAAGGGCAAGACTGAAGCACAGCAGTACTATGTGCTAGCCAATAATGAATTCGCTAACAAATATATGTTCAACGAGATCGTGGGAAAGCATCCTAAATTACAATGGTTGATGTTGTGTTCAGCAAGCCCTAAGTTAGGCAAACAATTCCGTCAATGGATACCTCAGATAAGCGAACGTGTTAGTAAACTCAAAGACAATGCCAAACTAACCGACATACGTGAATATTATAATAAAATATATCCTAAGGCTGATAAAGAATTAGTCGATGAGATATCGAAACTTTACGTAGCAGAACATAAAAAGAAAGTATACCTTGCACAAAAATTTCCAGAGATGAATTTCGATGACATTGAAGCACTTAGTAATTTCGTCACAGAAGATGACATCCAAAAATACGAAAAAGAACACGGCAACTGAACATAGTTGTGAATTTTGTGGTCGCTCTTTTATCAGAGAGAACACAATGCTCAAACACCTATGTGAGACGAAGCGTAGGTGGCAAGATCGTGACAAGCATGGTAATCGTATAGGGCATAATGCGTTCATGCAGTTCTACAGTAAGCACAGCAGGAAAGCAAAGAAAGACTACATGGAATTTGCGAAAAGCGCATATTACACTGCCTTTGTTAAGTTTGGTAACTATTGTGTGGAAGCACAAGTATTGAATCCTAGCAGATATGTAGACTGGCTATTGAAAGAACAGATTAGCATAGACAGTTGGAATCGTGACACTAACTATACTAAGTTTATCATTGATTTTTTAAAGTCAGAAGATCCATTAGATGCAATCGCACGTAGCATTGAGACATGCATAGTATTAGCCGAAACTGATAAGATTCAGAATAAAGATGTGTTGAGATACGGTAATCGTAACAAAATATGCTTTGAGATTACGAAAGGAAAGATAAGTCCATGGATGCTATATCATAGTACTAGCGGGTTAGAATTTCTAGGTAGCCTAGATTCTACACAAGAAAAGATGATCTTTGACTATATCAACCCAGAACAGTGGGCTATCAAATTCAAGCGTTCTCAAAATATCATAAATGAAGTCAAGGAGTTGTTGAATGTCGCAGGGTACTAAAGTCAGGCTTGAATGGCGCGACGGACGTAACAACACCGAGATGTGGAATGAAATTTGTGCGTGGTGTATAGATCAGTATGGTTTACCAGGTGGTAAATTCGAATGGCATCCCGATACGGATTACATGGATTTTTATTTCTATGATAATAAAGATGCTGTTCACTTTGAATTAAGATGGGGATAGATTGAATCAAGTGACTCTTTATATCGACTCTATGAAGACTATAGAAATAGTACATGAATTAAAAAAGATAGGCTGGGTACAGAATGTAGATTTTGATTTTGCGTTCCATCAAAGTCATTGGGACAATATGACCGGAGAGATCCCAAAACAGGCCGTGTTTACTTTTTACAATGAAAGCCATGCTAGTTATTTTTCCTTAAGGTGGGGATGATGCGTGATATAAAACCAACATTAGAATCAAAAGAAGGATACATGATATGGGAGAGTTTCATCCCAGAATTGTGTATCACAGATTTCAATAATAGATTGAAAGATTTGTATCCTGTACGTGCTAGTAGCAGTAAGAAAGTCTATGCTGAACGTGATAATATCAAGAACCTAGAAGATATTAGTGTGTGGTGGAGTCAATCTGTAACTGACTTTCCCGAAGTAAAGAAGATACAGAAGTATATCGACCCTATCATAGAACACAATCTGCCTAATCTAAAACATTATGCTAGCGATTGTGTATTCATCAACAGTGGTAGCACATGGGTTAATCCTCACGTTGACACACCCCATCGTTTCGATAAATGGAACTATGACAAGCGACTGTTGGGTGTGCAATGTATAGTGTCATTATCTGATTTGAATGAAAACAACGGCAGTACTGGATTGGTCCCGTTTAGTCAAAAGCGCGATTTCGATATACACAAGTGTTATAGTGGTAACTATGATCGCTGGTTTATGCAGAATGTCAAACAACATAATATGCCCCGCGGTAGTTTATTGATGTACAATTGTCGCGTGTTACATAGCAGTATGCCAAATAACGGGCAAATTGAACGCCCGGCTCTATTGTTCAATTACTTAGATAGTAGTATAATAGATGAAGTATCAGATATAGATAACGTTTGGACAAGCAATGGTAAACGTCCCTAAAAGTTTTCAGGATTATGATGACGATGATCCTGAATTTGAAAAGCGTCAAGCACGTTGGGACTACTATGAGACATTGAAAAAACTACGCAAAGAATTTACTGAAGATGGGCGTAATTTTGATGCAGATGAATTCATTGTTTGGATAGAAGAGAAGTATGGATTTAAACTGATACTAAATGACACAGGAATCACAGACAATTATACTGTGTCAGATAAAGAGAAGTATCTTATTTTTAGGCTGAGATATGATTAAAAGTAGTTTTGTTCCTGTTATTGACTATGCAGATGTGGTGGTGTATGAGAATCCACGTGACCATGATAGAGTTAAATTTGAGGTTAAAGATAATTGCGCAGAAGTGATCAAATGGTGTCGTAGAAACTTTGGTAGCAGGGGTGATGGATGGGACTTTTATGGTACTACTAGAGGTTATACCATAGAGATATGGTCTAGTAGATTGATAACAATGTATAGGATTTGGAAAGAATAATATGGCAAATGACATCATGATCGATATGGAGACACTAGACACAAGTCCTTATTGTGTCATCCTCACTATCGGTTGCGTTAGATTCGATCCATATGGCGATGGTGTAGTACAGAAACTTGAGTTGCGTCCTACTATCGAAGAGCAGACAGAGATTCACAATCGTGTTATCAATGACGATACGATTCGTTGGTGGAGTGAGCAGAGTCCTGAAGCGCAAGAAGAGGCTATGGGAGATATAGGCCGTATTAGTTTTCGTGAGTGCATGGAAGAATTATATAAGTTTAGTTGGAATCGTAGAGCAGTATGGAGCAACGGTGCTGCCTTTGACGTTGTTGTAGCAGAGACAGCATTCCGTCAAGTACTGAATGATAGACCTAATCCTATTCCTTGGCCATTCTATACTGTGCGTGATACAAGAACACTGTATGAACTAGCCAATGTTAAATTGAAAGATGGCGGATACAAGACTACACACAAAGCAGTAGAAGATGCTGAACGCCAGGCTATTAAAGTGCAAGAGGCATACAGGAAACTTGGATTGACTAAATGAAATTAGTGTATTTGAATGATGCAAATATACCTTATGCAGAGGCTGAAAAGCATTTTGATGAAGCCGCCGATTGGGCAAAACAAAACTGCAAGACTTTTATAAGTCATACTGTTCAGGATGTTAGCGATGTTTCTTATAACTACGATCACGTAGCAGAATATAGATTCCGTGACCCTAAAGATGCAATTTGGTTTGAATTAAGATGGCAATAATTTATGAAATTTAAGAGTGATATTGATATTGACTTTGCAGATCGTGAATTGATTTTGCAAAAGATTAGTCATACCTCTGCCGCAATGCGCAATGCTAAAGTTTCCAACTATGCTAATCATCAATCTACTATACGTAAACATGCGACAGGCGTTTATGTAACAGATATACCTTACGACCCTGTCAATGATATGGCATCTATCGATTATGTAGACGCAGAAGAACGTGGCTATATGAAAATCGACATGCTCAATGTACACGTTTATAAGAATGTGCGTGATGAAAAACATCTTGTAGAGTTGATGGCTGAACCAGACTGGAATAAATTAAACGATCCTTCATTTGTAGAAAAGTTGATACACTTGGGTAATCATTATAATAGTTTGCGTAAGATGCCTGAACCAGTAAATAGTATACCAAGACTAGCAATGTTCTTAGCCGCCATACGACCGGGTAAAAAACATCTGATAGGACTATCTTGGTCAGAAGTGAATAAGACTATATGGGACAAAGAAGAAGGCACATATAGTTTCAAGAAGTCGCATGCGGTGGCGTATGCGCATCTGGTCGTAGTACACATGAATTTGTTATCCAATGAACTTACAATTAGTTAAAGAAAATGATCCTATATTAAGATTGACCGCAGAACCATGGGACTTTGAGACTGACGGAGACCCTAGCGATATCATCAAAGACATGGCTAGGATCATGATAGAGAGCAACGGTATCGGTCTAGCAGGTCCACAAGTAGGCTTGAGTAAACGCATCTTTATCATGGGCAATAAAGACAAATTATATGCTTGTATCAATCCTGAGATCATAGAAGCAGATGGCAACATCATGGATCAAGAAGGTTGTTTAAGTTTTCCTGAATTATGGTTGCGTGTCAGAAGAGCAGACACTATCAAAGTCAAATATCAGAATGCGTTGGGTGGAATTATAGAGACTGAGTTTTCAGGACTCATA